TAATTAAGTATAAGAGTATCAAGCATAAGAGCATCAAGCATAAGAGCATCAAGCATAAGAGCATCAAGAATACTCACGACAAATGCCGAAACTTTTTCGATGAAATTCGGAGATTCCATGCGCTTTTATGCCATCCATATGTTTTTTCGTGCCGTATCCTTTATTTTTCAAAAGACCATAACGCTCATCTAAAAATGGATGTGTTGCGCATAATTCCGCAATATATTCATCGCGCGAGACTTTTGCCAAAATAGATGCCGCTGCAATTGCCGAAAAGGTATTATCACCGCCTTCAATACACACATGTGGTATGGCGTCTCCACCTTCATTCAAATGAAACGGCGTGAAATCATTCCCATCAACTAACAACAAGGGGGTTTCGCCCCCCCACGACGAGAGGGTTGTAAGCCCCAACGACAAAGGGGTTTCGCCACCCAACGACGAGGTGGTATGTGTATCGAGGACGGGTTTTAAAGGACAGAGCCCTTTGTTTATGGCATCATGCATTGCCCTGTGCGTCGCATTTCGAATATTAATTTTGTCAATAGTTAATTCATCTGCGTAACCAACGCCCCAAGAAATCGCATTCGCTTTAATATACGCCGCCACTTCTTTAATTTTCTTTTCAGAAGTAAATTTTTTACTATCTTTCATTAGCGCATGATTAAATCTCTCCATATCTTTAGGTAGAATAACTGCACCAGCATAAACCCGACCGAGCATTGGTCCGCGTCCAGCTTCATCTACGCCCACTTCAAATATATCGTCGTCTAGACAATATGCGGTTTTCAGGCACTTCTTCGTAGATGTCATTTATACTAGTTAAATTTATATATTTAATATGCTTCTAATACAATTCAAATCAATTTTATATTTTTATATATTATAATATGGCTACTGCGCCGAAAAAAACCGGATTACGATTTACTTTAAAGAAGTTATTTAACCGGACGGATAAAGCAGTCATATCTGGTTTAAAACGCAGTGGGTCCATGCATAGCGGGTCCAAACGCAGTGGGTCCAAACGTAGTGGGTCCAAACGTAGTGGGTCAAAACGTAGTGGGTCCAAGCGCAGCGGATCCAAATCAAATAAAGATACCAGCTGCATTGAAACAAAAGGAACTATCGGTGGACTTGCTCATAAGCGCTGGGATTTATTATTTGGTGACATCAAAAATTGTTCGGCTGAAAATTTAAAAAAAATCGCAGAACGAAAAGAAATGTGGGCGAAGGAAATGGTTGAAGCTCGAGCAAAAAAAGAAGCTGCGCAAAAGAAACGTACTCAGTATGGTGGCGCCCGGCGAACCAAGAAACATAAGCGCAAGCATATGAATATGTAAAAAGGCACTATACGCAAATAAATGTATATATTATTAATTTTTTCCTCGTGATAATCTATATAATGAAAAAAATTAATATGAATTCATTGATGAAAACATTTAAATCAATGAAAATTGTTAAAATGGTTAATAATAGCTTATTGAAGTTAGCCAAAGTGTTAAAAATCCAGCCGAAAATCTTGCATATTATTTTAGGCTTATTAGCGGTTATATTATTGGGTTTGGGTTTAGGGACACTAAAAGAAGGAATGACCTCCAGTGCGCGAACCCAAATGGTAGAGCATACTGCAAAACGTACTGGTGCGAGAAATGATATTATAAAATTTGTTGATAGGATGAAGATCTCACAACCAACTTGGGATAGTTCTAATAATTTTTTTGATAATGTTGATACATATTTTAGGGCTTATTCTGGTTTTAATGTCCAAAATTATTTAAAATCAAAAGATGTAAATGCTGATGGACTTGTTGTAGTTGATAATAGTAATAAATATATAAGAGATAATTCCGGTACAACTGTTAGTACAGGCGAAAAGCAATATTATATTGACGTGAAAACGCAGGACATAAATAATGACGGGAAAATCGTGGCATTTCGTGATACCGATAGGGGTAATTTTTATCGCGACAATTCCGGAGCAGAAGTATTTCCTAGTAGCAGTCCATATATTTTACAGGTGCTTCCTTCCTCGCCTGAATTGAAAACACAAGCAATGGTCAATGATGCCTTATTACCTGTCACCACCCAAATAAATAAATTAACGAGTGCGGATGATAAAAAAACGATAAACGATTTAATTACAATTTATATAGATATGACCAACAAGATTATTAATCTCGAAAACGATAGTGTAACTTATAAGAAACTCACTTCATATGATCCAAATGATGTAAGTACATTTGATCTCCTCGATGCTGATCCGCTTGCTGGCAGCAGTAGCAGTGGTAGCAGAAGTAGATATGACAGATATGACGGTTTTGGTTCTCCGTCAGCCATATCAGCCGCAGTAGCAGAAGCACTCGCAGCAGTACAAAGAGCAAGAGATACAGGTACTTCAGCAGAAATCGCAGCAGCAGTACAAAGAGCAAGAGAAACAGGCGCAGCAGCAGTCGCAGCAGCGCAAAGAGCAGGAGATACAGTAGCCGCAGCATCAATCGCAGCAGAAGTACAAAAAGCAAGAGATGCAGGCGCAGCAGCAATCGCAGCAGTACAAAGAGCAGGAGGTACAGGCGCAGCAGCACAAGGATTTGGCTTACTCACAGGCATTGGATCACTCACAGGCACGGGCGCAGGCACAGGCACTGGCATGGGTGCACAAGGCACGGGCACGGGAGCACAAGGCGTCAACAATGTTCCAGCCGGATCAGAAGATTTATATATGCTGAAAACGCAAGTTATTCCACCAGGCTGTCCGGTTGGCGGCTGTGGCACTGCAATGTCTAGCTCTAGCAATATGAGCCCAGCCGTAGTGTCAGAGAGTAGCAATTGTAATAGACAAACACCGATACCACCTTGCCCGCCCTGCGAGCGCTGTCCTGAACCCTCGTTTGATTGTAAACGTGTCCCGAATTATAATAGTGCAGCCGTTAGCCAATATTTACCGCGCCCGGTATTAGCCGATTTTAGTCAATTTGGGATGTAAAATACCTTTAAGAAAGGTATAACCAAACTCACACCACACCTTTGGAAAAGGTGTAACAAATGTTTAGACCTTTATTAACATATCATTTATTATTTATTTATATATATAATAAACATGCGTAAAGCAAAAAAAATTGAAATTCCATTGCAGGAGACATTATCTAAAATGATAGAAGAAATTAATAAATATTCAAACCATGAAGAAATAACTGTTCATTGTCTTTTTTGTAGAGCATAGAAATTATATTTTAATATTTAAAATATATTTTGTTTTTTATTGTGCTTTAGCTTTTTAATTTTTAATACTTGCGTTTTCGGTGAACGTGACGTTTCTTAGTCGGGCGGTGATGTTTTCGTTTATTTGCTCGTTTGCGCGAAGTTCTCTTTTTTCGTCCGCCGCCATATGATGAATTCGCGCAATAATTGTTTCCAGGTACTGGTATACAAACGCCTGGAGTAACATTAATAAGATCTGGATAAGGACCAAGAAGTTCCGGTACCTCTTCTTCTATTGTTCGCCGACTTCTCATTTGTGTACCAAACTGTGTAAGCGGCGGCGGACCACCCATTTGTGTACCCATCTGCGTAAGCGCCGGCGGACCACCCATCTGCGTAAGCGGCGGCGGCGCCGAGAATAATGTCTGTCTGCCAACTCTAGACGGGATCGGCGGCGGCACCTCATCATGAATACTATGTAACACCATATTACCACCGCGGACCTTTTGCCATATCCAAACCGTTCCATTATAACCAATTGCCCAAACAAATTTAACCGATCCTACGATTGCAGTTCCTGCCTTGCGAACTAGGAAACCAAATCCAATGGTTTGCATAGTTATTAAAAAGGCAACGGAGAGAACCGCCCAAGCTTTCCAGCTAAGATTATCTACGACCCCATTAATAAATTCCGGCACCAGTTCACCCGTTCCTCGAGATACAGTTTGCGCCACATTTATAGTTTGGTTTGCCAACCGATCTGCATCAACCATTCTCCTGCTCAGCACATCTGCCGCGCGACCAGTCGCTTCATCAACAATATTAAGACCCGCGGTAGTCGTATCTTGCAATATATTTTTTACCGAACGTCCAACCGCGTCTTTTAACATGCCAGCCATATCAACACTGGCCATGGCATTTGTCGCAACTTCTTTACTTAACCATTCAGCTGTTCTCGCTTTTACATTCAAGGCGATTTGTTGTTCAGTGGCTGCAATAGCGTTGGCTTGGACACTTAATGCGTCTTCTCGATCTCGTGACATTCCTTTAGCACCCATTCCACTTATTTTCTCTCTTATCGTCTTTAAAAATTTATTCTCCTCTTTTTCTAGGTTCTTGATTAAACCGGTAATTCCTTCAGGTGCCATATTATATTTAGCTTGACTGGCAGTTCTGCTCAGAATACCCTCAAATTTCTCTATTAAAAATTCGGTGTGGCTATATTCAAGAAATTTTAATTTTTGGATGATTTCTAAATCATGCATTAAAACCTCTACACTATTGCTTTCAATCGTTTTGGGTGCATGTGTTCCTTTTTCACGTAGTAATAATTCTCTGATTGTAGTTATAACTGTGTATATATTTGTTTGATCTGCTGTGTAGGTCGTTCTTAAATCTAACGAATTTCCATCAAAATTTAATAAAAATGTATCTGGTTTTAAAATGTCTGCTAATAATTTTTTATATTGGGGGCGCGCAATCTCTGTATTTATTTCGGCAATATCAGCAGAAATACTGGCAAGACTACGGCGCGTATTGATGGGTGCAGTCAGAGGTTTAGCCGCTTCAAGCGCCGTACGCATCTCACTAACTTGTTTAGTCAACTTTAATTCGTTTGCAGTTACTGTTTTACCAAGAGGGTTAAAAGAACTCCACATAGATTCCTCGGCGGGTGCGTTTAATTTGTTCTTAGCAACTTCAGCCGCCAAAGCTGCTGTTTCCTCCGCTAGTTCTTTATTTAAATTTCCCAAACGTTTAGTTAAGGTAGCATTTGTAAAGGTAGCTCTTGGTAATATACCGCTTGTGTCAAGATTACTAACAACCTCACCTATGATTGTGCGAATTTCCATATAAGCATCTTGATTATAATTGTTTATTGAAAAAATTATAGGTTCTAATGTATCCTTTAATGGTATTTCCGGTTCTTCGAACCAACTCATAACACCTTTAACGAAGGAAACGATTTCGGTATTCGTAAAACCTTTATTTTCAGTTAGGGCTACTGCTTGTTGTCCTTCCATGGTTCGCATAGGAGGAGCCCATCCGGGATATTGCTCTATCTGCGCTTGTCCTTGTGCTGGTTGAGCTGAAGGTTCTGTAAATGCAATCGCCGGCATAGGGGGTGAACGTTTCATTGTTGTATCGCCTACCATTAATTGTATGTGGCGCTCGGTGTATACGATTGGTTGTACTTCTGCCCCGGACACCATCGCTGGAATATTCGCTACAAAACATAGTAATAAAAATAATAATAATTTAATATTAAACGCACTAAAAAATGGATGTGAATGAGAGGCACGAGCGCTATTTTTCCTGGTAATTACACCTCTATTACTTCGTTTGGTTCTTTTACTCTTGCCGCCACCGCTTTTGCGCGTCTTATTGCCTTTGCCTCTGCGACCACCTGCAAAAGTTTCTTTTTCGTCGCCCATCGAATTATATATTGTTTGGATAACGATTAACTGGGACAGTTTTTGTTTGCTTTTGTAGACAAGCATAGCGAGTTGATCTATTAATTTGGCATTGATATTAACATTACCTTTTACAGTCCGGATAAAGGTTTTTAAACTATATTTAAATATGATTTTTTCTGTGTTTATTTCCTGTTGCAATGTATCAAGATTAAAAGGATCCTTACGTAATTTTGTAACGTTCTTATATCCTGCTACCGGAGCACCATTACTCTGAATTATATTGAATATATCTTCTGGTAGAGCCGAACTCATTTATATAGTATAAAAATATTATATATACGATATAAATGTTGTTATACTTTTGACTAAAACCGTTTTTTAATACACTGTTTATCAATCTGCATAGTTTTACATTTCTCGTCTTGCGGCACAATTTTAATGATGCATTTAGATTTCTTGCCATATAAAGGTTCCGTGCAGCCTTTTTCCTTGTTACTTTTTTTTTCATTTTTCAATGTTTTGTTCTTATATGCCTTAATATCAAATATTTTCGGTGTTTCTTCAACGCACCGCGATCGAAAATGTTCATAGCGTTCACGGACATCACAATAAGTTAAACCCGATTTTTTCTTCAGCATTTTATTTATCATTTCATGTAATTTATACACATACCGGGAAAAGCTGTCGCGGTTCGCCATATCGCTTGCTTTTAAAGGAAAAACTTTATAGTTATTCGTGAGATTTTGCCGACAATATTTACACGGCAAGACATATTGTAAATTCAGCATGAAATCCCGATAATGTTTTTTATCGGCGGGGGTTGGCGCCACGGGATAATTAAAGGACATGGTGTGTAAATAATGCCACATGCTCGGTCCCCACACGGTTGTTAACATACCATCACCGTTATAATAATCTTTTTTTTTAAAGGTGCGGGTGCGATTTTTTCGCGTTTGTGTATGCATATTCTCTCCTTATATTAAGCATATAATTTTAATTATGCTTATAATTATATGCTTATAATTATATGCTTATAATTATATGCTTATACATATATAATTATAATGAACAAACAATTTCAAGATTTTTTTGATAAAACCAATCAAATTCACGTGCTTTTAAGTGTTGCGCTTTTATGTATTATTATTACTTTTGTTGCGCCACCCGCGCTCAATTATATCAGCAAACCAGTAGTTATTGGTCTTCTCTCTTATATTTTATACAAGAACTTTATTGAAACGCGGCATTTTTCGAAATACCACAAACAAATGAATAAGGACAACAAAGATAACAAGGATACCTTAAGAGAGATGAAAACGAATATTTTAGCGAGCTATGTGCTTTCTCTCTTTATTCTCGTCTTGTTATTATATGTTGTTTATACGTCAGTCCATTAATTATGCGTCGGTCCATCAATTATGCGTCAGTTAACTATGCCGATTTAGCGAATAGCCTTTAATTTTCATAATAGCCATATAATAGGATTTATCATCACTGTAATTTGATCTTAAAATTTCTATGCTTTTTCCATCGCTTGTTTTAAACAGCATCTTTATTATACATATTTATTTATATTTATATGTATTATCATACATATTCGTTATATACAATAGAAATATTCTCTGGTTCAAATATATATAATGAAGTTTAACGTAATGAACCTGCGCGATATCAAGTCGAAATTAGGTAAATATGCGAGTAAACCGCAAATTCTAATCCTTGTATTAGTCTCAATTCTTTTTCTTATTGCAGCTTTATATACTTATCGGCGCTATATTGCCGAAGGGTTTACAAACGCAAATAACGAATTTAAAGCGGAAAAGCAGACTGTTGAATCTGCCGAGATTTATTATTTCTACACGACTTGGTGCCCGCATTGTAAAACAGCGTCACCTGAATGGGATGCATTTTCCGAAGAAATGAAAGACAAAACTGTCAATGGTGTAAAAGTCAATTTCTTTAAAGTAGATTGCGATAAAGATCAAGCGACGGCTGATAAATTTAACGTCAAAGGGTTCCCCACTATCAAGTTAATGAAAGGCACCCAAATGATTGAATACGACGCCAAACCCAAGAAAGAAACGTTAATTGAATTTCTTAATCAATCTCTGTAAGGGCAACATTTACAGCGGCACT